CACTGTGGGCACTCCTGGCCAGATGTACTGGGACGGAACTGGTTGGGTTGCTGGCCAAGCTCCGTGATGTAGGAGATTGAGAATGCTCAAGATAATCGTTCTGGGAGAAGAGTTCTACAACGAAGGAACCGAAGAGTTTGAGACGTTCGATGACTTCGAATTAGAGCTAGAGCATTCTTTAATCTCGCTGTCAAAATGGGAGTCAAAATTCAAGAAGCCTTTCTTAGTCGCTACTCAGAAAACTCCGGAGGAGATCTTCGGATACATTCAGGCAATGATTATCTCTCCAATTTTTCCCCCAGACATACTTCGACGATTGTCACAAGAGAACTTCAAGGCGATTAATGATTACATCGAATCGTCTGAATCAGCTACTACCTTTGGGACCATGCCAGAGCGTAGTAGAGGAATTGGAGAAGTAATCACTTCTGAGCTCATCTATTACTGGATGGTAGCTTTCAACATTCCGTTTGAATGCGAGTACTGGCATTTGAATCGATTGTTCTCTCTCATCCGGATTTGCAACATCAAGAACTCCAAGCCCAAGAAGATGTCTCGGCAGGCAATCGCAACTAGAAATCGGGAGTTGAATGCCATAAGACGAGCTCAGTACAACTCGAGTGGTTAGGAGGTGAGATGGCAGCAATTACATGGAGTGATCCAGGTTCTCATGTCTTTGAGACTGGGATAAGCAAGGGTGTTCTTTACCAAAGCGATGGTTCCGGAGTTCCTTGGAACGGTCTTACTGGAATCGAAGAGAACATCGATACTGCTAGTGAACCAGTCTTTTACGATGGGATCAAGATCAATGACATTGTCACCATTGGTGATTTTGGTGGGACTCTCAGGGCGTTCACATACCCTGATGAGTTTCTTGCATATTCTGGATTCCCAGAGGATCAGACTGGATTCTACATCACTAATCAACCTCCTAAGCGGTTTGGGTTGTCCTATCGAACCGAGATTGGGAATGAGATAGATCCAGCGGCTGGCTACAAGCTTCATCTCTTGTACAACCTTCTAGCCATGCCATCCAAGGGTGCTCGTCAAACTATGTCAGATGCCATAGAACCAATCGAGTTTGAATGGGATTTGACATCGATCCCCGAATACATTGAGAACTTTGTTCCGACTGCTCATGTCATATTTGATTCACGTAGGTTGGATCCCTACTTGCTTGATGACATTGAGCATATTCTGTACGGAGATCTCAACAACGACGCTTATCTTCCTCCTCTACAGAATCTCGAGTCGTTCATCAGACAGTGGAATCGCTTCGTCATTACTGATCACAATGATGGTACTTGGAGCGCATCCACTCCAGAACCTGGTGTTATCATCATGCTTGACGATCACACCTTCCAAATCACGGTTGACACTGCGACAATGCTGGATGCCAACAAGTATCGAATTTGGAGCAGTCAGAAGAACGAAGACGATATTTGGGGAGGACCATGACTACCGTCACTGGCTATACGTCGCAGTACATGGATCAAATCGTCAACAAGACGATTGTCAGCGCCAAGATTCAGAACGGTCATCTCATATTTACGTACCACGATGGTACAACTTTGGATGTTGGTTCAGTTACTGGCCCAACTGGTCCGAAAGGCGCTGATGGAGCGGCGTTCATCATCTGTACGAGTACAACCAAGCCGGTTCTTGGGGCTGCAGACGAAGGAAAGGCCATCTACGAGACCGACACTAATCTTTGGAGAATCTGGAGAGGTACTTTCTGGACTCCACAAGAACGGATAATTTGTACCAGCACAACTCGTCCTACCGCGTTGAGTGCTAATCACGCAGGCACTGAGATCTACGAGACGGACACCACACGTACTTATATTTGGAGTGGTAGTCGTTGGGAAATTCAGAGTCCTGTAGTTTGTACGTCGTCAACTCGTCCCACCGGATTGAACACAAACGATGAAGGTGTCGAGATATTTGAAACGGACACTGATCGTGTGTATTTCTGGACTGGAGGCGCATGGGTCAAGGACAGTAAGCTCAATGTTCTAAACGAGGTGATCAGAACTACCGATAGTAATGTAGTTGGAACTACTGAACTCGAATTCTCTGGAAACCCTAACTATCCAGTTACTTTCACAGCAGTAACCGGACGTCAGTATTGGGTTGAGTTTGGTTACCGAATTGTTCCAACTCTGTCGGGAATTTCGATCATGTTCAGTGTTTGGGATGGGGCTGTTACTAGCGGAACTAAGATCGCCCACTATGAGGACTATCTGCTTGAGACTTCAGGAGCTGTGTGGATCTCTGCCAGGATGCCAATCATATTGTCTCCGGGAAGTCACACGGTTCGATTCTCGGCCAGATGCCTCAGCACTGATCGTACGTTCGTAGTAAGTGGCAGTCCCAACTGGCCAGGATTCTACCAAGTCTCAGAAGTCAAGTAATGTTCTCCCTAACTTCTCAAGGTAACTTCAACAAGACTGAGAAGTTTTTGAAGTTCATGCAACAAGGTAAGGCATACGACAATCTTGGTGCTTATGGACAAAAGGGGGTAGATTCACTTGCTGCAGCGACTCCGGTGGATACTGGAGAAACTGCTCATGACTGGGGACATCAAGAAGGTCACAGTAATGGGACATATTCTGTGACTTGGTTCAACACTCACGATAGTGACAGGGGTTACGTCAACATCGCCGTCATTCTTCAGTATGGCCACGGCACTGGTACTGGTGGTTACGTTCCGGGGAGAGATTACATCAATCCTGCCATGAAGCCCATATTTGACAAGGCGGTTGCTGATGTCTGGAGGCAGGTGATAAATGCCTAGCGTAGACGATCGGATAGTCCGACTTGAGTTTGATAATTCGTCGTTTGAACGAAAAGTTGATGGCACACTTCACAGCCTCGCCCAGCTAGACAAAGCTCTGGAATTCAAGGGTGCTGGTAAAGGATTCGATGAGATTAGCAAAGCGGCTCAGGGCGTTAATCTGTCTTCGATTGCGGATGGCGTTGAGCACATTGCTAGTCGATTCTCGGCCATGGGTGCTATTGGATTCTCTGCTATTCAGAAGATTACCCAAGGCGTTATGGGATTGGCTGCTACAGTCGCCAGGAAGGCTGGAGAAGATATTCTGGCTCCAATTATCACTGGCGGTAAGCAAAGAGCTCTAAACCTTGAACAAGCTCGATTCATGTTTGAGGGCATGGGCGCTGATGTAGAGAAGTCCATGAAGAGTGCTAAGGATGCGGTTCTTGGCACAGCATATGGACTTGACGAAGCAGCTAAGACAGCAGCTCAGCTTGGTGCGTCAGGCATTAATGCTGGCGATGACATGACGAGAGCCCTTAAAGGTATCGCTGGTACCGCAGCAATGACTAATAGTTCGTTCGGAGAGATGGCTGATGTCTTTACGCAGGCAGCTGGTGCGGGAAAGATTAGTGGCTACACTCTGGAACGAATTTCATATCGTGGGTTGAATGCTGCCGCTGCTCTGTCTAAGCAGATGGGTAAGAGCGAAGCTGACATCCGAAAGATGGCTTCGGAAGGCAAGATCAGTTTCAAGCAGTTCTCTGACGCAATGAGCGCTGCCTTTGGTGCCCACGCCCAAGAAGCTAACAAGACCTACACCGGTTCACTAGCCAACCTGCACGCCGCAATGTCCCGGTTGGGTGCCGTAGTCATGACTCCCCGTCTCGAGCAGATGCGGGACCTGTTCAATGCCGTCACTCCTCAAGTCGACAAGTTCAATAAAGCCATCACACCTCTTCTCAATCAGTTCATGGCTTTGTCAAGGTTGTCGTTGAGTGTCTTAATCAAGAGCATTGGAAAGCTAGACTTTAGCAATTTGGCAAAGTCTATGCCTAACTTCATCAAGGGTTTCACCAACATCTTCATCTTGTTGAACAAGATTCGAAGTATTGCGAGTCAGGCATTCCGAGATGTATTTCCGAAGTCGACATCGTCGATGATCATCAACATCTCGAAGGCGTTTCTAAAGTTCACTGAGTCGCTCAAAATGGGAGGCAAAACTGCAAACGAGTTGAAGCGCATCTTCGAAGGTGTCTTCTCCGCCTTGAGGATTGGATGGACCGTTCTCAAAGAGGGTATCAAATTCCTCCTGGGAATTGGCAAAGCGCTTCTTGGTTTGGGTGGACCGGGGTTCCTAGAATTCGCTGCCAAGATTGGCGACTTCTTCACTAATTTGCAGAAGGGTTTGGTCAAAGGTAAGGGGATCGAAGCCTTCTTCAAGAACCTCACAAAGCTCGCACAGGCCCCCATAGCCTTCATACGCAGCCTGGCAATCCACATCGGTCAATTGTTCGGACTGTTCAAGGACAAGGCTCCAGACGCCGCTGGAACGGCTCTGGGACGTGTTGGTGATCGCGTCAAAAGCCTCGAAGGACCCTTTAAGGGTCTGGTGAAGCTTGTCGAAGGTGTCTGGAACGTTCTTAAGAAGGTCGGTAGTGTCCTTGGCAAGTTCCTGGGTGATCTTGGTAGCAAGCTTGGGGACGCTCTCTCCAGTGGGAATTTCAACAAGGTTCTTGATGCGTTCAACACCCTCTTCCTTGGTGGAATCACTGCATCGATTGCATATTTCGTTAAGCACGGACTTAAGTTCGACATCAAGGGCACGTTCATGGACAAGTTGCTTGCACCATTCCAGCAACTTACTGGCGTTCTCAAAGCACTTCAGACTCAGATCAAGGCACAGGCAATCAAGGAGATTGCTATAGCCATTGCGATCTTGGCTGGTTCTTTGCTCGTCTTGTCGTTGATTGACTCCGCTGCTTTGACCAAAGCTTTGGGAGCGATGACTATCGCTTTCGGTGAACTCATTGGTGCATTTGCTGCGGTTGACAAGATGAACATAGGGACCAAAGCTAGTTTGCAGTTTGGTCTGTTGGCCATAGGTCTGATCATATTCTCGGGAGCCATTTACATTCTAGCAGCTGCAGCGTCAAAACTTGCTGCACTTGACTGGAATAGCATGATGATGGGTCTAACGGGAGTCTTGATTCTGATTGGTGGGCTAATCGGATGGCTTGAGGCAGTTAAGAAATTGAAGCTCGATGAGAATCTCATCAAGACCGGACTTGGCCTAGTTGCTCTTGCATTCGCTCTCGATATTTTGGCCAGCGCAGTCAAGAAGATGTCTGGTTTGTCATGGGGAGAGATGGCTCAGGGACTTCTTGGACTTGGTCTTGCTTTGGGTGGGATTACTGCAGCAGTTAAACTTCTTCCTAAGCCAGGTGAGATGGCGAAGGTTGGAGCAGGATTGCTGATGATATCTGCAGGTATTCTTATAATTGCTGTAGCAATGAGAATGTTTGCAGGTATGGACTGGACTGGCATGGCTAAGGGCTTTGTTGGTCTTGGTGGTGGTCTTCTCATAATTGCAGGTGCTTTGCA